TGATTCCCCGCCGCATGATCGACCCAAAGGGCTGGGCGTGGAAAAAGAAAGCCTCCCGCGTGGTTGAGGTCTGCCGGCTGAACCTCCCCGGGGTGGAGCGCGAGTTGCGATTCTTTACGTCCGGCGGCGAGTGCCCGCAAGGCCAAAGCGTGCCTATCGTGTGGATCGACGAGGACGTAAAGATCGAGGATCATATCAGCGAGTTGCGGGCGCGCACCGGCGACGACCGGGGCAAGCTGCTCTGGTCCGCATGGCCGCATACGGACAACGAGGCTCTGGTCCGCATGAGCGAGTGGGCGCGGCTGGAAATGACCAAGGAGGTTCCCCGGGCCTATGAGGTTGTCCTTTGGTTCTCCGATAACCCGTACATCCCGGCCCCCGAGCGGCAGCGTATTCTCGACGGCTACACCGACGAGGAGAGATTGGCCCGCGACAAGGGCGAGTTCCAAGACGGCAGCAAGCTCGTATTCCCATCGTTCGATATAGCCGTACATGGATTGCCGAACCCGGGAATGGTGGACCCGCTGGAAATCGAATTGCGTTGCACCGATTACCGCATCCCCGACAACTGGTGTAGATTCCTTTCTGTGGACCCGGGCCACACGCAACCGGCCGTGGTGTTTGCCGCCGTTCCGCCGCCCGAAGTGGGCGACTACATCGTGATCTACGATGAGGTCTACCAGTCGGGATTGGACGCGCACGAACTGGCCGCCGCCATCAAGGCCAAAGACCCCTTGGCGGAATACGAGGCGTTCATTATCGACAACCACGCCGCCCGCATGACGGCAATGGGATTCGGCCGCACGTTTGGCAGCATCTACTCCGAGGCGTTTGAAAAGGCGGGACTGAAAAGCCGATTGACCGGCAGCGGGTTCGCCCCCGGCAGCGATGACGTTACCGCCCGCAACATGCTGGTGCGGGAATGGCTGTCCCACAAGAACCCTCGCGGCGTCCCCAAGCTGCGGTTCATCACGGCCAACACGGCCTGCGTCCAGTGGGAGTTTTCGCACTACAAGAAAAAGATTCGTTGGAACGAGGCCACCGAGGAGGTAATCAAGAGGCACGACCACCTTTGCGATGCACTCGGCTACCTCGTCATGTACGACCCGACGTGGAGCCAGCCCGAGATGACCGACTACGACCGCGACCCGGCGCTGCGGGCATGGAAAAAGATTCAGGACCAGTCCGTTGCGCAGTACCCCGACGACGGCCACATTTACTTTGGCGCTGGCCGCGCCCCAAGTTACATCCCAAGTTAGCGAAAGGAACGATCAATGCCCCGCTGGACACGAACCCTGCCCGTTGGCGAAACATGCTGGTACTGGCCCCGTGGCGACTACAACCGCGATCCGGTTGCCGCCATCGTGACCGCGACCGACCAGTTTGGATTGCTCACCCTGGCCACCCTTGCGCCCAACCACCGCGCCGTCGGCGTCGCCACCGGAGTACACCACAAGGACGATCCATTCCTTGAGGAGTATCCCGACCGGGCCACCGAAAACGGAGCGTGGACCGAACGCAACTACACGCCGGCCGAACAGCCCAAGCCCATCCCGGCCAGCGTGGACGTGCTGGAGGTTTTCAAGCGGAACAAGTCGGACCACGGGGCGACTGCCAAGGAACTGTCGGCCACGACCGGCCAGCCGTGGGACCGCAAGATGGTACAACGCGAAATCGAGAAACTTGCAACCGTGCAAGGATAGCACATGGCGGACTTTGAATACGAATTTCTGCGGCCGATTGTAGCCGGTTGGCTCGGCAAGCTGGCCGCCGCCAACAAGGCGAAAGAGGAGTTCCGCGACACTGCCGACCAGTGTATGCAGTTCTTTTCCGGCGCTGTCGGCTGGTGCTGGGAGGATAAGTTCCGCCGCAAGTTCCTTGGTGCCAACATCGCGCCCAAGTTTCGCGTCTCCATCAATAAAGCGTTTGAGCTTGTGGCGCTGTTCGGCCCCATGCTCTATAACCAAAACCCGGAGCGGTGCGTTAGACCGTTCAAACGGATCGAGTACGGCCCCGAGGTTTTTGGCGACCCCAACGACCAGATGGTCCAGCAGCAGTTTCAGCAGGCCACGCAGTTCGACCAGTGGCGACGGTCCAGGGTCAAGACCGGCTGCCAGATCATCGAGCAATACCTATCCTACACGCCCAACGAGCAACCAAACGGCGGGCTGGCCCAGGCAAGCGGTGACGCCATAACGGAAATGTTAATAAAGGGCCGTGGTCTGCTCTGGCCCGCCACCTATACTCACCCCGGCAGCAACCGCGTGCTGACCGGATGTTTCTACGATTCGGTCGATAGGTTCTACTCCGACCCAGACGCGACCAGCATCAACTTTGGTGACGCAAAGTTTGTCATCAAGGAAACCATCGCGCCCTACTGGGAAGTGGAACGCAAGTTCCAACTGGAACCTGGCACCCTGAAAAAGACGGCTACCCTTTCCAGCGGCGAGGCGCAGGGGGCCATCGACGGCAACCCGCTCCCCAATCTCACCCGCCAACGCGGCGAGGCCCACGACCTTGTACGCTACTGGGAAATCTACTCGATATGCGGGGCCGGAACGCGGTTGACCGGAGTGTCGCAAGACCTGGAGGAGGCGTTCGACGATTGGATCGGGGACTACTGCTATCTCGCCGTGGCGGCCGGAGTGCCCTGGCCGCTGAACGCCCCGGTAGAGCGACTGCGAACGGCCACCCAGGACGAGGCCAGACGCATGTTCGATTGGCCGATCCCCTACTACGCCGATGGCCGTTGGCCCTGCGCCATCTTGGACGCCTACCGCGAACCGAACATGGCATGGCCCATCGCCCCGCTCAAACCGGGCTTGGGCGAATTGACCGCCATCAACGTGTTCATGTCCTTTCTGTGCAATCGTGCATGGCAGGGCAGCCGCACCATCGTTGGCGTCTTGGAGAGCGCCAAGGCGGCCGTGGAAAAGGCGCTCGGCAGCAACGACGATCTTGTCGTATTGGGCATCAAGGAAATCCACGCCGACATTGACCGCGTGCTGAAAGAGTGGCAGCACAAGGACGTAACCGGCGACTCGTGGAAAATCATCCAAGCCCTGATGAATCTGTTTGAAAAGCGGACTGGCTTGACTGATCTATGGTACGGAACGACCGACGGCGCAACGCCCCGAGTGACCGAGGACGTAAAGCAAAAGAATCAGAAATCCACTATTCGCATTGACCACTACGTCAGTAAGGTTGATGAGTGGCAGCGTGAGGCGGCCCGCATGGAAAAGCAGGCCGCCTACTGGGGTGGCGTGCGAGGCGATTCGGTAGCCCCATTACTGGGTCCGGTCGGGGCGCAGCTATGGGACCAGCTATTCGTCGGGGCCGACCCGGAAACCGTGATTTACGAAATGGAGTGTACGGTTACGCCGGGCAGCAGCAAGCGCCCGAACCGCGAACGGGACGCCGCCAACCTGGCACAAATGTACCAACCCCTTTCGCAGCAATTCGGACAGTACGCAGTCGCCAGCACAAACACGGGACCACTGAACACCCTGAACAAGCTGGTATTCGACTCTATCCAAATGGACGGCGACGGGTTGCAGATGGGACCGTGGGCACCACCGCCCCCTCCGCCGCCGCCCCCGGGACCGCCGCCCCCGCCTCCACCCGACCCAAAGGACATGCTGAAACTGCAATTCATGCAGGCCCAAGGACAACAAAAGTTGGCCCAAAAGGACCAGCAGCACCAGCAAAAGTTGGCCATGAAACAGCAGGACCAGATGCAAAAGCTCATGGCCGTTGCCGCCATGCAGCGGCTCAAGCGACTGGGCGCGGAAAACCTACCCCAAGAGGCCGCCCAATGAAACGCAAGTACCGCTACGTCGATGGCAAGTGGATTCCCGACATTCCCCTGACGCCGGAGGAGGAGGCGGCCAACGCTGCGCGACTGCAAGAGATGATTGCCACCCAATCATTCCCGGGCATCCAAACCGACACCACGTTTCTGGCCGGACGCGGCACGTTGGACACGCAGCTTGGCGGGGGCAACGAGGCGGAGGCCGTGGCCCGCGCCGCCATGAAACACGGCTACCGACCGAACATCAACGACGTGTACGAGCCGGGACTGGCCGACTTTATGGGCGATCCCAAGGCGTTCATCCCGGCCACGGGAGGCAGGGCGGAGGTCGTGAGGCGGGCCGCCGACGCGGATAAGTCGGTCATCGTGGGCACCCGGGAATACCGCCGGCCACGTCGCCAGCGGCAGGGCATCAAGCTGGCCGAGAGTACCGTGCAGCGTTACATGAAAGAGGAATTGAAACGCAAACCGGACGCAGACCGCCGCGCCTTGCGTGACAAGATCATCGCAGAACACGCTTTTTCCAAATAGGAGATTCCAGCAATGGCCACCGCCATTTCCAGCGAAACGAACCTTGCCCTGTCGGCCACGGTCGCAAGCCTGCCCGGCTACAAGGAAGTCCGCAACATTTTCAATTCCCGAGTGCCCGGCCCGTACTCCGCAACCATCACGGTCGGAACGGAGGCCACCAACGAGATCATCGTTAGCCTCATCATC